TATTTGCTTTATCTCTGCCGGGTGTCGTAGTGCATCAGGGTAGTAATATTCCCATTGCAGCTCGTTTAGTTGCATCCAGCAGTGCATAAGGCTTGCTTCAAACAGGTAGGTTAGGATAGTGACTGATTGGCAGGCTTTCATGCAAGTTGGCGGTATACGTTGTATTAGCACATCCTCGCCGTAAAGCCACAAGCACCCCAGCTCACACAATTGTTTTATGTGCAAGTCTCGACCGCAGTAGTTGGGCCACTTCTCCTCATTCCAGTTTAGTTGACCGTTTGGAGAGCAAGTCACCATACCGGCTAAGATTAAGAATTTAACATCCTCGTGCCCAATACCCTCATAGAAAGTGACAAGATCAATTGTCTCGTCAATCACTAGATGATATTTCTGTTCAGCAAGAACAGCAGCCACCTCCACAGTAAACCCGGTGAAGAGTTTATGTGTGATGGCTATGTTGTGACCCTTCTTGGCCAGCCTTAAGAAATCTGCTGTCTTACTTGGTGTACCAGATGGGGATTTGAAGTTAAAGTCCGGTAGCTCTCTTTGTATCCGACCTTTACTATTCCCATCTCCAGCCTCGTCCAGATAGGGGGAGACAAACACCCACTTCTTGTCTGGATTTTGTTTTATGTGCTCAAATATCCACGTAGTCTTCCCACTACCGCAGATTGCGTCCACCACTTTAATGTCAGTCAAGGTTTCCTCCATCGTTTCACTTTAGCTTTTGGTATTGTTGTGCTCATTACAAGATAATAAATATCTTCGTTGTCCTCTTGTTCATTCCAATGATTCCTCAACGCATCGGCCTCTTCCCTGTCGAGTGTCTGACCTACAATTTCTTCTTTACTTGAACTCCTGCGTTTCAAGATTATTTGATACATCTTCATATCTCCCCTCCCCACATATTTCCTTCAGTCATAATAATCCTCCAATTGAGATGCATCTACACGAATCATGATGCTGTCATCGTAATACCAATTCGTCTGTTTAGGGTTTTCATAGTCGTGTCCCTCTGGCCACTCAATATGGTATGTAACTTCCCCAACCTGCACTTGTGTAATATCCTTATACTGCTTGCAGCGATCAACGAAGTTTTTATCTGGCTCACCTACAACTAGGTGCATGGTTTTAGCCACCTTCATTGTGCGTGACCCTGTGGCTGTATATGAGATGTTTTCTGTTACATCACCAAACCACAGCACATCTACTGATTCTTTGCTGACACAAGCACTCTCACAGTTTTCAAACACCACTACTACATCTTCTGTAATCATTTTCTTTACTCCTCAATTCCTACGTGGATCGTTCTTATCATTCGTTGTCAAAGCTATACACAGCACCATGAGGGGGTATAGGCATAGCAGTAAAATAAAGAACAGGGCGTCAGGTATCATTTCTTTTCCTCATAGAGCTGACTAACCCACTCCCTGCTGACCTTATCTGCCATACCTCGCAGTTGCCTTTGGTAGTCCATCTCTGCCTCCATTATGGCATTCCAGAGGGCATACCTCTCATCTGCTGTGGTCCAATCTTGTGTGCAATTGAAGAATATACCTTCTCTTAAACTAACACCCCACTGAACACCAGTGATTATATCATCAGCGTAGTATGTTGTGTAGTATGCCTCTGTGGATACGTGAAACTTGAAGCGTTCTGGGTTAGTTGATAGTAGATTAAGAACTTTAGATACAGGTTCAGATATACCACCACCTATAATTTTCTTTTCCACCCAACCCTTTCCATAGGGGTCTACCATAAGCTCCGCTGATTCAAGCCTTCGCTCTTGGAAATCTTCCTCCGGGGTTTTGATCTTGTCAGGGAAATATCCGAATGCACCGAAGCGTTTCGTATTGAATAAGCTCATCCTCTACTCCTCATATAGATCGTCTAAGTTCCTTAGTATAGCTTGCTCGTATTCAGCACCAATATCTTTCTGGTTGAGCAGGAAAGTTTGAAGATCACGCTTCTTGTTAATCTCTGCAAGCTCTCGGATATGCTTCATCCTTTCGAATAGCCTTTGTGGGATAGGCTCTGCTTCATCCATTGTTTCATCTAGGATATCCAATATCTCCGCTTCCCATTCATCTTCTTGATTACGCTTGTGTGTCCCATCCTGCATTTCTTTTGTTTTCATTCTTTCCCCCTTTCGGTATTTCCGGTATTCTATTTCCTGTTATAAGCAATTTTCTCTTATAACCAGAATTATGTTTCCTATTCTTCCTCTAGTATCAGGAACGTGACCTCCCAGTCCTGCTCCCATTTCTCTCCTGTATCGGGGTCTATCCACTCTTTCTCTTGCTCATCAGCATAAGCACTAGCTGCCTCTTCCGTTAGGAACACTTTCTCTGTCCAATGGAAGACATTCTCTCCAATATATTTCCACACCTCTACACCATATACAATCTTAGTCATTGCATACCACCCGTACTGCTTACAAGATATACAGTTTTCCCATAACGATGAATAGCGTCATATACAGAAACGAGAGTGAGACGTCCATTTACAGGACAGTGAAAGACAAGCTTACCTTCTTTTTGAAACACTGTAAAGACAGCCTCCTCTTGATCTGCCAGAGAGATGGCTCCAATGTTCGTCAATAGACGGCCAGTGGAAGCTACATAATATTCTTGTTTACCGTTGCTGTTGATGCGTGCATTAATCTTTTCCATTAGTTTTCTCCTAATTCTTCATATTTATGTTGACGTTCTTGTTGTTCCACCAGCACAACGTGCTCTTGTTGTGCGACCCACAAAGCAAACTCAAGCTTATCAAGCATTTCTTTATCTAGCAAGCTAAGATTATCTAACACAGTTTCCAGTGCATATGCCAATTTATCATTTTTCATTAATCACCCCCTAAATAAATCTTTTCTCTTTTAACAAACAAGCATCTTGTGCAAGTTTGTAGGCATACATTATCTCTGTTTCAGAATACCCATTCTTAGCTGCTGTAATAGCATTTTGGATAGCAAAGTCATCACATTTAATAAGCATTGCTACTGCATATCTCTCTGCTGGCTCACTCATCCCTCTGTATTGCTTCACTTCCTTTTGTGGGGATACGGTGTATACACAAGCTGGTAGGGTGGCAATTGGCATCGCCAACATCAAAAGCATTGTAATTATTTTCATAGCTACTTACTCCAGATTTTATCCAAGAGGTAGTCACGCTCTGCGTCTGTCAGGAACGGAGCTTCAAGAATTATGCGATTTACGGTACGTAGGGCAGCAGCATACGCGGCCTCTTTATCTTGTTTGAGGGCTGCAATAGTGTTTAGCAGCTCTTTTCTTTCAGAGTTCAACATTGGCGGTGCCGGAGGGCTTGGTGGTGGAACATCCGGTAATTTGAAGTTCTCTGGCATTGAGTTTATGTTGTATCCGTCTTTAGACATTTTATTTCTCCTACCTAATCCATATTATGCAGGCCGAGAGAGCCTACACACGTATCGACATATTCTTGCACTTCAGAGTGGATAACATCTTGCCTCGTCTCCTCGATAAGTCGCTTTACACTCTGAATAGCAATTACAAGATTACGATTACCGTGCTCTTTAAGGTCATCTCTTGATTGGTGTGCCACCGCCTCTTGTAAGGCAACGAGAACACCAGATAGTTTCTCAAGTTGCTGTTCTGGAGATAGCATTTTAAATAACCCCCCTAACAAGTCCAAGCATTGTCCTGAAAGCTTCTTCAACTTGCTGGTCTGTAGCAAGCGCCTTGCCGTATTGGGTGTAGGCTCCACTCCCGTGAGTATCTTCCCAACTCTCCCATTCACCGTCAGTATTTATGTAGCATTCCGAAGGAATCTCAATATCAGACAACCACTTTTTGCGGAGACTTTTCAAAAACTCTTCAGGGCACACCTCTACACCTTCAAAATGTACTTTGGTGACTTTACCTTTAATTTTCATATTTCCCCCTCAAATATTCTGTTTTGTATATTGCAATTGTACAACATATTTGCCATCACTGGTATGTCCATCTCGGATGTTGTAGTCTTTAATACCAAAGATGCTTACATAGTCGGCTACAGCATTAATATTCTTGAACAGCTTCTCTCCGTTGCCCGCCAGAACAACATCTCCTTCAAGGGGTGGGCACTGGCGTGCCTCTTGTTCAATTACTTCTGTCATTTCATACCTCCAATTGTCATAACCATAAAAATAAGAATAATCATTATAGGGAGCCAACCAAGAGCTGGTGGACATTCCCGTACAATCCGCAATGGTGGCGGGGCTGGTGGTAAGGGCTTCTTCATTCTTCACTTCCTCCACTCTTTAAGGTTAGAACCATCTGTCTCTAGGTTGCAATGCAGGCATTTGAACAGCTTAGTGAAGGGATCGCGTAAGAACTTGTGGTCACAAAGCTTTGTATAAATCTTACCTATTGTCATTTCTGATTCTCTCCGTTCAAATTCTGCCAAATTAAAAGGTCGTGTATCAACTTCTCTGTACTGACCCTAACACGCAACGGGTAGTCATTTTCTTTCACTTGAAAGAAAGAGCCAACCTTTAAACTATCTTTTATGACTAGATTATGGTTGACGTGCTCAAGATTGTCAAGATTATCTAGCAGCCAACGGCACATTTTGTCAAATGTCGAGTCGTCCAAGAGGCTAACATTACGAATGTAGTATGCGTAAGAAGCACTCAACACCCAAGAGATAGCCGAAGCGGGGTTGATCTTGAAAGCCTCCCTTGCTGCTTGGTCGTATGTACCGTTAGAGATTGAGAGCTTCATAGTTTACCAGTCCCTGACCATCATAAGGGTGAATTTGTATATCAACACTACCATGATAACAAAGCCCACCACCACGAAGGCTTTCGGGAACATAACCGCCCCGATGCTAACAAGGGTCAACATCAACATGATAAAGATGGTCAATATGTGCGCTTTCATCTTTTCCTCCATTAGAAACAACAATGCCCCGAACACGTCTAGATAATAGTCGATTCAGGGCATGTTGTCAACGCTTATTTTCAGCAATTTTATTCAACAAGCTGTTTGGTGATTCTCCGTCTTCATCTTCGTCAAAGAATTTACGGACGATGGGAAGCAGCTCTGTCTCAACGATGCTTGCCACATCCTCATCAGAGAAGTTTACCAACCCCTTGTAGATGAGGTATCGGCTTTGAAAAGGTATGGCTGGGTCAAATTCCCATTTCCCTGAGTAGTAGACGTATAGATCATTTTTCATCTTCTTCTCCTTTCCAGACAACAGCGTAAGTGCCAATTACATCTGATAGCTTTTGCTTAGACATATAATAATCATCAAGGCCAGATAGCAGCATAAATACACCACCACTGGACATACAAACCATTTCACCTTTCTTACACTTGTATTCCCCAGCCTCAGTGTAGATTTTAAATTTATTTCTCATATTTTTCTACCTCCAAGTTTAATTTTTTAAGATTTTCTACACCCTGAGTGAGTCTATAGTCAGTTTCATAAACTACTCTCCGCACACCAGCAGCAGAAATCATTTCGGCGCACCGAACACAACAACCCATTGTAACGTAGAGCGTGCTACCCACTACAGAGACACCTTCCTTGGCTGCACGAAGAATGCATGAGAGTTCTGCGTGGATAGTTTCTTCTTTGGTGACAAGGTTTTGTTTTTCGTCCAAATGCTCCAACTCGTTACTCCCGCCCGGACTCATCCCATTACAACCCCCGAGTACAACTCCATTTGTTGTCACCAAGCAAGCTCCAACTTTCCCTCTAACGCCCTTACTCAACTTTGCGTGTGCATGTGCAACGGTCATGTAGCACTCATCAAGTTCTTTCTGGGATGACATTATTCCTCCTCTCCTTGATAGTCTTTCAGATCTTGCATCAGCTCTCGGAATGTAAGGCCACAAGCCTGATGTTTTACTTTTAACTCAGCTTGCATAAGCCAGCTCTCCCCATCAATTACAACAAGCTTCCCATCTGCGTCATTCAATTGATATTTATATGATTGGTGTCCTGATGGAAGGCTTGAATGCTTGCTACGAAGGATAGTGCAAAGCTCCCCATCGACAAGCACTTTATCATTGAATTTAAAATATTGATTTGAATTAGTCATTTCTTCTGTCCCCGCCTAGTGGAAGTTCCAGTCACGGTGTAGATGCCAGCTTCGTTTTTAATCTTTGTTTTTTGCAATTTAGAAGCTTTCACCATGTACTTAGATTTACCAAAATAATCATCGCACCAATCTTGTGCCACTTTTCTATCAGACGTGTGGATGAAGTGGTAATTTTGCAGGCTGTCCATCACGAAGAAGGTTGCTGGTGGCATGAACTCATAATCTGTGAAGCTGATGTAATCAACTGTTGTGATTTTAAGTTCTTTAGACATCTTCCACCACCTCCCGAATAGCTGTGCAAATATCACTACCATATTCTATGCAAGCTGCCACTGAATTTTGTTCAATCCATTTGTCTAGCGACACTGCTTGTTCTTCGATGTCGCCATCAAAATACATCTCTGTGTTATGTTCTTGCATTATTCAGCTTCCTTTACGTGGAATGTGGCACCATCATTGCAGTAGACGTTTGTACTATTAAATGGTCGGAATGCAACTCGCTCTATACCTTTGTTATTCTCGCACTTGTTAATAACTTCTTGCAGGTGTTCGGTGTCTGCATTTTTCCAAGAGTTCAGTGAGCCGACTACCAGAGCCATCAGCATTATAATAATATAACCCATGTTTTTCTCCTTTAAATTAATTTAAAACGGATTGCGTAGCTGTAAAGGGCAATACGCTATAAGATCATGCCTTACAACCCCTTCTGACACATCGTAGCGAGCATAATACTCTAACCCGTTAGGGTTAGCCATAAAAACATAAAGAAAATTACTCAGTTTGAAAGCATCAATTGCATATTTTGCTTCGTACACAAGACCACAATCTGAGTCTTTAGGCATTGAATAATAAGCAAGGACGTTGATGGCATCAGGGTGTTGTGATGCTCTGTTCCACTTATGTTGGCTAATCTGTTGTTTTGGCATTCTTCCTCCGAATCTTTTCTCTTGTTGGTGGCTCTTGTAGATGCTCAAGCTGATAATCATACATTAGGTGGTTTTCACAGTAGTCCATTTCTTCCCAGTTGAAATAATCATCTTCGTGTTCTAAGAAATCAATGTATGGAGACGGGTAATCATCTTCAAGGTAGCACTCAGACACTTGTATGTCCAGATCACGTTCCGCTTCCTTGCGGGTGTTGTATGGTCCCATAATAATCTCTTCTGCGTCGAACACAAACCAACTCATATCACCACCACAAGTCTTGGTATTTTTCACCGAACAACTTCAAACCCTCTTTCACCTTAACATCATGCTCTTTCATTGCCTCGTGATAAGCATCACGCCCTTCTGGATTTGAGCATGTGAAGTCGCAGACACCGTTGTTCTCTGGCTTGAACATATTCGGGTAGGTGAAGTTGTAGTCTCGGATTTCTGGTTCAGCTTTTGGGTCGAAGGCGTACATCATCTTTTTGATGTCATTGAGCCAATCTTGGATATCTGAATCCGTCACCCAATCCTCTTCATTCTTCATATACCCATCTGGGATACCCATGCACTTACCGTTCTTACGACGCTCTTCCAAAACGTCGTGGAATTTCTTTAGTGCAGCGTAGATGATTGGGCTGAGTGAATAATCTAGGCTGTAAGTATCTTTGTAACCCGCTTGCCATTCACCTTTTACTTTGCGAATTGTCATTGCGCTTTCTCCTTAACTTTCTTAACTCGTTTATCAATCATTGTCATCACTTTAGCAGCCTTAGCGAAATCCATTCCATATTCAGGGTTCTCAAAGATGCTCTTGAGGTTGTTAGCTTTTTGGCTGATAGCCATCACATTACCTTTCACATAAGGCTTCGTATTGTCAATCCTATCAATTGTGATGTCAGAAGACAAGGCCATTTTACCGGGACGACCTACAGTGAGGCTAATCCCTGTGTATGGGCACTTCTGTGTACGAAGCAGGTTACGCACAGATACAAGATTCAGTTTGAAATCAATCCCCCGTGTCTTGCACGACTCCATCTTACGACGATAGTAGTCTGCAACGAACAGTTCAAATTCTGGTGAAAATTGTTGTTTGCTCATTTTTCTCTCCTCCATAAACAAGAAAACCCCATGAGAGAAGCCTGTAAAAACAAGCTCGTCTGCATGGGGTTAATATTACTTGTAGGCGTAACCTTCGTCAACACCTTTTTCTACATCTTTTTCCATTTCTTTTACTACTGGAGTCTTCAGGCTCTTCTCAGCAGCTCTCTTAGCCTTGGCCTCCTTCTTGGCTTTCTCAGCTTCGTGTTGCTTAATGCCTTCTGCTACAGCTTGTTTAATCATATCTTCAAGAGAAAATGATTGATCTTCACCACAACACTCTTCACGAGCTTCACGCATTTTACGGCGTGGGTAGTCAAACGTTTCAAGGCGCTTCCTTACCTCAGCAGCAAAAAGTGTCACATCGCGTCCGTGCTGAACACGAGAAAGTTCCTCTGGTGTGAGTAGGCTGCTATAAAGCTCTGCAAGGTGGTTGTTCAAGCTCTTAAGATACGCAGTTGTATCCTCAATACTTGTGAAGTTTCCGATGGCTCCAGCACTTAGGTTATGAACTAAAAACATACTACCATCGCTAATAATCACTTCGTCTGAGTGCAGGCAGATTTGTGTAGCCATGCTACTTGCCTCACCCTCAATCGACGCAACAATATAACCCTCAGAATCTTTCATAGCCGATAGAATCTGCTCCCCTGCATGTACGCTACCCCCAGCACAATTTATGTGAATGACAAATACATCATTAGGGGAAAGTGAACGAAGACACTGCATCATTTCTACATACTCAGATGAGCTAGCTTCGATAGGGCCAATCAAGTAGTAGTCATACATGAAATTGCCTTCAATGCCTTCGGTGCAGAACAAGTTGCTCTTCTGCGGCATCATACCAATGTTGAAATCTGGCATCTCTTCTGTGAAGCTTTTAGTTTTCTTCAAGATGTTCTCCTTACTTGGGTGCTGGACCTTCTTTTTCAAAGATTTCAACAAAGATTCGAGTTAAGCCGGACCTTACGATGTCCGCTGGCGTGAACTCCACAACTCCACAATCCGGGATATTGTTGTTCTTGATCAAATTACAAAGGTATTCAATTCCACTTATTCCTTGTAAGTCACGTTGACGATCATCACCGCAAAACGCAGCGAAACTTCCGGTAGCCAAACGAGTAACCAGCGAACGCACTTCATCACATGTGCAGTTCTGGCTTTCGTCCACAATCACATATGTGGCTGCTGAGAAGTTCATACCTCTTACACTTTCCATCGGTTGAATCAGGATTGACTTACCAAAGTCCGCTTCATACTTTGCTACACCAATACGTTCTTTAATTGTGTTCAAGATTGGTAGAAGGTAGGGTTCGATTTTAGCTCGAATATCTCCGGGCCAGAAACCTGATGACTTACCCATTCCAACCAATGGACGCATTACAACAATCTGCTCAATCTCACCTTTCAAGTATTTATTTGCTGCAACAGAGGCAGCACACCATGATTTTCCGCTACCTGCACTTCCCCGACCAACGGTAATCGCGTTCTTCTGAAGAGAGTCGAGATAGAGTTTTTGGTTCTCAGTCTTAGCTTGGATAGGAACAATGCGTGCTTCCCGTTCCTCTTTAAACTTTTCCTTTGTCTCCTGCTTGACACCACCATTACGTGTTGAGCGTGTGCGCTTCCTAGGTGTCTCAATCTCCACTCCGTCCACATCAATCATTATCAGACGATCCCGATTTCCCATATTAATTACTCCTTATCTTCTGAATAAAAGTCTACCAACTCTTCAACACTCATCCCACCCACAGTAAACCACCAAGAGTCTTTATTTTTATGTATATTCTTCATGATCTGATTGAATTGATCCACCAGATGCTGAGGTGTTCCATCAGGTATGTTGATATCGAATAATGCTTTCATCTACTTCCCCTCACTTAACAGATTTACTACGAATACTAAGCCAGCCATCATAAGCCAAGCTCAACAACCCAACAACAGGCCAGAAAGCAGCCATAAAATAGTATATAGCATCTCCTTCTGAATATTGCCCTTTCTTTCGTGTTGCTTGCATATGGCTTTTCAGTTGATGTTTAAATCCCACCACCGATGAGATATATACTACCGCAAAGAGTATTTGAAATACAAGAGTTAGCATGATTTATTTCCCTCAATCTAAGATATTTTCTGGTGTGTAAAGCCTATGCTTCTTCAGTACATCAGCATATCGTTTGTTTTCTTGTACAAGCTGTTTCTTTTCCTCATAGAGCTGAGCTATTAAGAATCGTGCTGTGCCCTCGAATGTGCAACGGTGTAGGTCATCACGAAGGAGAACGCTCATAATCGACCCATCCTGATCTTCACCTACAACATCTTTAAGCCAAGCTATTTGTAATGTGTTCAATTTTTATTCTCCTCCTCAGAAGCAACAAGGTCGCCGATTACACGTTTCAAATCAGCCTCACTGGAGATTGGATTGGAGACGCAAATATTATACCCATATTCTAAACGAGAAATGCCAACCACTTCAAGAACAGCTTCAAGGTATTTTGGTGGAATCTTATCTACTTTCCTTGCGTGCTCAAATACATGATCCAAGCTTGTAAACGTTTTATTTCTCACTTTCAAAACAACCCACTCCTCTGCTCTTTCAATTAAGTCGCCTTCCACACTAACAGGCCACGGCTCCCAGTTCAACCTTGCGTCAACAATCTCTGCCATTTTAGCTGCTGACTCTACGAATAACTGAAAGCTTCCTGAGAACTCAGCACGCTCTGCTGCGTAGTCGTCCCAAATCTCCCCATACCTCACATACTTACCAAGTTTTCTAGTTAACAACACTTTACAATGGTCAACTCTTTGATAAATGTCTGGTTGCAGAGAGGGACCAAGCAACCGATTACACTGTTTACAAGACGGGACCAATAGTGGTTGGTGTTTATCGTATAGACATTGGTAATCTGACAACCTTGATATAGGAGGAACGTGGTCATCCTCAGACGCGAAGTCTCCACAATAGAAACAAGTATACATTTTATCACTCGGAACGTCTATTCGATAATATATACTCCCATATCCTGTACGCTTTAATTTAGCCATCCACTCAACTCCCCATTTTAGATTACAACTTTTGCATCTTCATTAATAAAACCTCTCAAAACGCACCGTAGGAGCTTCTAGGGGTATTCCTGAAGCATATTTGCAGTGGAGTTTACATTTGCGGGAATAAAACCCACATGCTTGAAACGTCTATCGTTCAAAACAGTGCAGAATTTCCCCTTAATATAAGCTTTTCCTTTCGCGCTCAGCGATCTTTCTTCATCTCATTAAGACGCTTCTCAAGCTCTTCATCAGAAATTGTCTCAAAAGGCCCGTAAGGGCCGTCCCCTTGGCACCAGCAAGCCCATTCAATCATCTTCTCTCCAAGATAGGCAAGAGCGTGTGAGAGGTAGAACGTTGGCATAAAATATTTCACTTGGATGTTAGTCATCGTCGTTTCACTCCTCTTGGTCATTTTTAGTTCCTCCGAGCTTGTAGGTAAACACAGCGCCATTGTTACAAGTTACTGTAGCATCTTCAACGTCAAAATTATAAATCTTCAGTCCACCGTTATTCGGGCACTTTGAAACTGCCGTATCAAATTCTTCTGTATTAACGCCACGATCCAAACAAAAGACCGCCATAGCAAGCAACAAGAATCCAACGAACAACCCTGCTGAAAAATCTCCCACAATCCGCCTCCTTACAAATCAATAGCAGACAAAGATGTCTGAATAAATTCTTTTGTTGTCACTTGTCCAGATACAGGGTCTGTGACAGTGAACTGAATAACATCTGCACCTGTCGATTCACCGTAAGCGACGCCGTAGGCACCGCCATCAATGATGCTGAGCACAGCAGAATACTTCTCAAACACTGTCTTAAGCTCTGCTAGAAAGGCTTGCATAACTGAAATCTGAGGCTCCTCTGCTGTTCCATCTGCGATTGCTTGATTCACCCAATTGATAATTGTTTGTAGGTTTAGACTTAGATTTAGAAGTGCATCATCTACAGCAGTAGGAATAACTACACCAGCCAGCTCAGCATCTGTCAGCTTTGAGTCAAGTGTAGTTAGCTCCACATTAATAGCATCAGCTTCACTCTTGATTGCATTCAATGTTTCAATTGTCACTTTGTTTCTCCTTTATAATAAATTATCAATTCAAGTTCTTCGTTAGTCCAGCTATTCCCGTACAGCCATAGGTTCTTCTCTCGTTCTTCCAGTTGCGTGATAAACTCCCCTATGCTCAAACCAACAGCGGGGTATCCGTCTAAACGAGCTTTTGTCTCCTCATTGCTGTAGCTGTTCAATATCTCTTCAAGCAGCTTCAAATGATCGTCCATTATTCTTCTCCTAAGCCGTAGAGGCGCTTGATCGCTAAGCACGTTTATCGTGCGTCTCCTCCATTCTCTTAATAGCTTCTTCAGCTTTAATCCCACGTATGTACAAGGACATGAGCAAAGAATAGTCTAATTGTTTATCTGTGTCAACAAGAGATTTTGCATTTCTGATGAAATCCTCCCAGCCTCCTTCTGTACACTTGCCCCGAGTCATTGGAATTTCTTCGTTTCAGTGTGCAATACGTAGTAGTGTCCTGTACTCTCATCAACTCCCATCACACAAACATACTCAACACCATCTTCATCACCCTGACCTACGGCAATTCTTAACTGCTTACCGTGTAGTTCTTTCCAATCGAACTTATGAATGTTCTCCAATAACTCTTTCATTTCACATCCTCTACAAGAGCTTCACCGATTCGTTGCACCACCACAAATACTAGAAGTAAAGGAATCCACCACACTCCGAATTTAGTGTACAGGAATGAGGTCAGGCATATCCCCATAAACTCCACCCAAGAAAACCTCTTACGGAATAAAAACTTCAATACTTTCATTTCCTATTCTCCTGCACAATTTCCATCTCCATGATGTAATAATTTAGAGCTTTCATAATATCTGCTTGTAGAATGCCTTCGTAGTCGCCTGTAAAGGTCATCCTCTCCTTAAGCTCTTCACGTATCATTGTAGCCCATTCGTAGTTTGTCAGCATGTTTGTACTATTCATATCCACCTCACATTAGCCACAGAAGAATGCTTCTTACCTTTCTTATCAACCCAGCACACCGTGCGTATCCAAGCCATATTGAAATTACGATCTACGAACAGCTCGTCTCTAGATTCTTGCACAACAGCCCCGTCTTGCTTCCAGATAGGCAAGTGAGGCTTGATGCTTTGTAAGTATTTATCAAACTCCTTGTCTTGCATTTCAGAGATTGCTTTCATTATTTACCCCTATGAGTGCAGATTTAGTCCTAACGATTTGAAGATTTGGAGTTTACTGCTTATCTTTACGGGGTATTTCTCGATTGCCCGGTCAGCCGCATCCGTGCGAGTTTCAGCCTCAACACAACCAACATATGAGCCATCTATGTATACCAAATACAACTTCATTATTTATCCTCCAAGTCAATAACCATATCCTGCACATCTTCGATGTCATCTATCGCACTGTCTATGATTGCTATCACGTCCTCTGGCTCCGGTACTCTGAATCCTTTATAGAGGTCTTTACGAATCTCTTCAAGCTTTTGGTAAATCTTGCCTGTCTCCACCTTGTTCATTTCTCTACTCCTATCACTTTGTATTCTTCCAAAGGCTGCCCTTTGTCAAGGAAGAAATAACCAAGCTTCTTGCTCCAGCATAGCACAGCTTTACCATATAGAGGTTGTCCTATGTATTTCTCGAAGTCTTTTAGGTTGTACATTCTTACTCCTTTGCTTCTAAGCCGTAGAGGCGTTTGATCGTCCAGCATGCTTGTCATGCGCCTCCTGTTTGGTTGATGTGAGGATAGTACACCTCCTCTCCCCTCCTTGCAAGCAGAATTTCTAAAGAAATAGAAAATAATTTCTTTGTACGCTGTGTTGACATCCTGTGTGCTGTGGGGTAGTCTTGTTGGAACATTAGCTTGACAAGGAGATAGACATGGCTTGCACAGTGGTGAATATTTACAAAGAGTCGTATGATATTTACATAGGAAGAGGTAAGGGTAGTGAGTGGGGAAATCCTTTTCTGATCGGTAAGGACGGTACACGAGAAGAAGTGATTGCAAAATACAAGCTGTACCTGTGGCAGAAGATCAAGAGCGGCGTGGTGACTAAGGAAAAACTAATTTCTCTTGACAACAAAAGATTAGGGTGTTTCTGTAAGCCTCAAGCTTGTCATGGGGATGTTATTGCTAAAGCTGTTGAATGGGCCAAGGGTTCATAGGACTTCAAGGAAAAGCTAGGTCATCTCGACCTATAGGTATAGGACTAAAGGGGTCATATGTATGGGTCGTGAGGGGTCTTTATATAGAAAGAATAAGTAAGAAAGAGAAAGATAGATTTTAAAAGCTATTAGGTCTTCTTGACCTATACTCTGTTTGGTGCAAGACTTAGCACTTGCGTTCAACCGTATCAGCAGCTTTTATTCTTTTTATCATTTTCTTGTGCAAAGAGCGGAGCGATATAGTAACATTGAAAGGTATAGGTCGTGTGGACCCATACGTATAAGTCATAAAGGGTAGGAGGAAACATGAGTCTGATTTTACCACGTACATTGCTAGATTGGATTGACCAGAACCGAGGAGAAATGAGTAGGCAGTCCTACATCATCAAGACGTTGTTCAAATTGAAGGAGATAGCTGAAATGACTAAGTAGAGAGGATAGGAACTGACGTAACTGAAATTTAACCTAAAAACTAAAGGTGAAAAATGAGATGGAAAAAGAACAGTTTTACATGATGCCTAAAATACTTGCGAGGGCGGACGGCTTCATAAGTCGACATACGGGAGAAGCGGTGCCGTTGACAAGCAGCGCAAAACTGGTTTACACATACATGCTCAGTAGAAATGAGTTTTTCGTAGTCAAGCAAAATTCACAGCACTATGAGTCTCAAAGCACGGTTGCGGATGCCTGCGGTTTGGAATATAAGGCAGCAGGTAAGATTCTCCGCACCTTCACTGACCACAAGATAATTGAGGCTCAAAAGCTTAGACCGAATGCAGAAGGTCAATGGCGGTGGTTCTACAAGAAGGTGCATACAGATATAGATTTGTGGGAAGGGACTAAAGAGAATTTTGAAATTGTCAAAAGTATCCCAAAACCTGAACCAAAGATGGCACCCCCACAACCCACCGCTGCAAAAGTGAATTATGACAACCATCCTGCGTGGATGGATATGGAAGACCCGTTCTGAGGAGGAAACAATATGATTTTTGATGCAGGCAAGACAGTGGCTGAAATGATAGAAGGCAGGACAAAAGAACAACTACTTGAGGATTCTGATAAAAGTAGCCGTCAGGTGACAGGAGATAGCAATCCTTATAGAGACAAAGGGCATTATTCTCGATCCAAGGAGCTGAGATTCTATGTCGAGGTACTAGAAGCAGGGTTGGAGGACTACACCGTAATGAACAACAACGGACGGTGGAAAGTGCTTGACAAATATTGGTTCTTTAGCCAAAGTGGTAAGTGGTCTGTAGTAGGTAAGGGTACCATCTACAAGTCAAAGGGGTTTCCTGATTTTGTAGAAAGGTTCCTTTCCAAAGATTATAAGTATCAGAAAATCATGGGATCAAAACCCTGAGAGCAAGACTTGTATGATGCTATGTGGGGTGCTTGGAAGAACGTTCTTGGTGATACAACATTTTGTAAGGTAGAGAGGAAATAATGAACGCACAAGAAAGGATTGACAAAGCTAATGAATCTCGCAAAGATCATTTTGAGTGGGTGTACAAAGATGGAGTCCCTATTTGGGAACGTGCTGATGTACAACGTCGCGTAGCTATGTCTGCTTGTCGTGTGAACGGCTATATTCTTGTTGGTGTACGGCACTTCTGTCCAATCATGCGTATGCAAATGGAAGCTATTGGAATGACAGGAGATATCTTTGAACGGGAACATAATATGGATACTGACCAAGGCTTTGTAGATCAGTGGGGTGTTTGGATGAGTAGGCAAGAAGCCTATGTTGTAGCTAAAGAGGCTGGACAGATTATCCGTGAAGACGTTACACCGGGAACCCTTTATTCGGAGTGCTATATCTAATGAAAAATATTTTAGAAGAAATTATTGAGAGTTTTTCTCTAGAACCACCTACTTTTGAGTATTGGAATAAGCTTGCTGACATGCCTGTTTTTGGTCGAGAGATTTACGGAAGGGATTTTGATGTTAAACCAAACGACCACTGTTTTTGGGACAGTGACTACGGTTTCTGGCGGGAGAATGACGAACACCTTCGTAACAGAATTAAGGAGATGAAGAATGAAATATTTTGATAGCGCATATCACTATTGGATTGAAGAGTGGGAGATAGCGTGATGAACATGCAGACAAGCATTAATTTTAAAGAGATGGAATACGAAACATTCTGGCTTGAGCGACTATCCTATAAAGCTAAAGAGCAAGGGACAGATACGTTCACTAAAGAGGAAGTGGAGTGGGCTATCAAGCAGACAGATTATAAGTATTTTGGAGATTATGAATTCTCAGACCAACAGAAGATGGCTGTAGATATCCTTGTGTGGGCTGCTCAGGAGTATGTGAAATGACATTGACAGAAGATGAAGAATACATCATAGACAAACTCGGGGAGGTCTGGAATCTCTACCTTATGCTTCCAATACAGCACGACATGGAGCAAGAAGAATTTTGTAGTGTTATGCACAGGTTGCAGGATATGGTAGCATCAAGACCAACATATCGGTATTTGGTAGAGAGGGAATCTTAAGATGGCATATTCATATTGCTACAAATGCGACCACTCTATGGGAGAACCAACACTATACGAAGTAGTGTATGATGATTATATTTGCCCCAACTGCAATAAAAAGATTGACTCTCCAAAGTCTCTTGGTGAGTTTGTTCTAGAGTTGTCCGAGAAAGTGGCCGATCTTGAAAGACAATTAGCGGAGAGGAAATGACGAAATCAAAACCAAACAGGGATAAGGCTACAGCACCAAAGCTTGGATTGGGTTGGTGCAAGAATTGCGATAGTGCAGAGGTGGGGCATGGTAGTAAGTGCCCTGTCTGTGGTGTACGGGATGGAAAGCGACGGAGGAAGAAATGAAATACAAATTCTATGATGACCCTCCAGAACTCAGTCTCACTGAACCTGCTGAGTGGGCAGATATCCGTAAATTCACCAAAGAAATAAACTGGGTGGCTAAAGGTTTGGGGTTGGATGTTAATAAGTTTAGGGTAGATGATATGACCTTTGGTGATCCTGTGTTGTTCTATCAGAACAAATATATGGGCTATCTTGACAACCTGTTCTACAGAGCATTTGATGTAGATGATTTTGAAGAGTGGTGGGGTTTTGATAATTGAGGAGGAGAAATGAAAATACTAGATTGGTGGTATGCAATTTGTGTATGCAAGAAATATGGAATTAAGTGGAACCCTTTCTTTAAGATGACTCGTGCCGAGTATTGTTTCTCTTATGGATTATTTGGGGTGACTAGTAAGATACACATGAACCCTTTCTACGAAGGTGGTCTTGATAGCTTTATGCACGAGGTAGGGCATTGCTTGTGGTATAAGAAGCTTTGGGCTTCTAGTAAGTCAATAGAGGATTTTGAACAAAAATCGGACTCCACTTGTATCTTAGAAAAAGAGTATATTGCTTGGAGATTTGCAAAGCTTGCACGCAGAGGTAGGTTTAATCACAAACGAGCACAGAGGATGTTTGGGACATATTTTAAATCTAAAGCAAGGGAAGTTGGAGCTATACAAGCAGCCGATAGCTACTACCAATATGATCAGAGGTTGATGAAATGATGTTCAAGAAGAAATACGTTAGGTCGGAGTGGATGGAAGGCTTCTTGTGGGCTGAGAATATTCTTGGTTATTATTGTGAAGCTTCGGAGCATCTATTTGTTGAGGATACTTATGGTCTTGAAGGCTATAAGATTTCTGGAAGAGGCAGTAAGACGGAAAAGCCTCATTCAATCAAGAGCTTTGTGAGCCTTGAGTTTGGTCAAGGGGTGATTGATTATATTGAGTATAAGGATAGTAAACTATGTTAAGGGTATCGGAAATGGTATTGGAAATGATTAACTGCATTACAGGAGAGGACTTAGACTCTGTTGCGGAAGCCTACGGACTTCCCTCAAGGACAGTGAAACAAGAGTTGTTTGGCGGTGGTTTGGAAACTGATGAGTCTTTGAGGAACAGGATTAGACTACGTTTATTGTAAACTAGTTAAAAATAATTCTTAATCTCTTGACTTCTAAAATTTAAATGCTTACAATGACAACATACACACAAATTCCACCGACAACAAAAATAAAGGAGTTGTCAATATGAGCACATGCCGTAGTTGTGATGTCCCGTTGATAGGGATGGTGAAGTACAAAGATAGTGAAGAGCTTCAAGGTAAATTCGTTGAAGAGGATTTCTGTAATCGTTGTATCTACGAAACAGAGGTGCTTGAGTATAACGAAGTAAAAACCTATCAATTTGAAGACATTACTGAAAATCTTTACAATCTGTTAAATATTAATGACATTTATGATTGAAATGGTTGACAGCATATGTTAAATCGCTTATAATAATAGCCAAAGGAAGGGGTAAGCAGCTCCCCTTCATTACAAAGCATTATCATCAGAAGACATTTTTAATGTCCCCTCCCCACACAGCCTTTTGTCCCCTCCTTACAAGGGGCTGTGTTTTATAGAGATACTTAGACTTTCTCCTCTCCTCCTCCGGTCTAGGTGTCTCTTCTTTATTTTAAATTTATCCGCATGTAATCTGAAAACAATCTAACCGACGCCAAAGGTGGTGGATCATTTGGCCTACACAGATAAGACCACTAGATTGTAGCGACCTCCCGGAAGGGGTGCAGTATACGCTGTTGGAAATAATGCAACCAACCAGATTACAGCCGAATACATTTTGTGTCCCTTGGGCGTCTAAAAGCTTAGATATTGTCTTAGCTGTAGCCTAAGAGCTACATTCATAGGAATAAGAATTATGTCTGAAGAAAAGAAAAAGAAAGGCCCACCTACTATGTGGGAGAAAGGTGCTCCATCACCCAATCCGAACGGCAGACCTCGTAAAAGTGGAAAGCCTGTCAGCTCTTTGCGTAAAACTCTCTCTAAACTCAAAGCACTTGAGACGAAAAGTCTTGAGAATATTGAGAAGAGTGTTAACGGACAAGAAGTTGACAAAGAGTGCTTGGCATCTTCCAAATGGGTGATTACAACCGCAGTAAGTGTACAAAAAGCTTGTGTAGCTGAAGAGCTTGCTGTTCACGGTATCCGTAGTGACAACGCTGAAGACGCTCAGGAAGAGAAGGAAGAAGAGCCTGTTACGCGCTTTAGCTTGCAGATGCTTCCAACTCCGAAAGACCTTCAATAAGAACACCGTAGTGACCGTTAGAGTTACGGTTAGTCGAAAGCAGGATTCGCTACCCTTGCCTAGACGATAAGAGGAAGTGCAACCGGGAGAAAGCACCCCGCCGCCTCGTAAGAGGTTCCAACCTAGAGTGGAATAAGAAGCTTGCTTCTAAGAGACCCCGATTTATGGTTGAGGGGCTGTAGTATGACGGCTCATGTTTGCAGGGCAGAGGGTTTCTGGTGGCTGCTGCAACATTTATTTTATAGAGAGGGGTGTGCATGGATAGGGTTGATTATTGCACATTATCTCCTGAAGGCTTTCTTGGCCTTGACTGGCAGCATTGCTGCCATGCCCACGATGCAGCTTACACTGTCCAGATAGATAAAAATACTGCTGATGCTGATTTAATGAAGTGCATCTACGAAAGCTCTGATGGAATATTAGCTGTTCCGTCGCTTATCGTTGCATTCATCTTTTTCTCCGCAGTGTCTTTCTTCGGTAGTAGGTTTTACAACAAGAGAAAATAAGGATAGAAGGGACAGCAGCTTTATTCTTGGATGTTCGATTTGCTGTTCCGCACACTATGATGGAAATAACAGAAATGACTATTTCAGGAAAGCTCCTCACCCCAACGGGTGAGCCTATGTCTGACACGGTGATCCGTCTAACATCCACAGAAAACTCCCCCTCTATCCTAAAGGGTGTAAGCAAAGAATTTACTACTGACTCTTCTGGAGATTACAACGTAAACGTTCCTGTTGGACGTTACCATGTTGAACAGTATGATAAATTAGGTCGTAACTACAGAAGTGTAGGTGTGTTGGATATTTCCAACGACACACAAGTGCTCGACCTCCCCACTCTGTTGATGATAGGCCAAACAGTAGTTCCCCGTGACCCACTTCTTCAAATGATTGAAGATGAGGTTGCAAGCGTAGATTCAAAAGTAAGCACTGCAATAGCGGAAGCTCTTGATGACATTGGTGTAGGTGCGACGTTTATTAGTGCAGATGAAAACAACCGATTGAAGAGAGGACAAGATGGCGGATATTACGTCTCAGACGATTTTATTCCAGACCCTCTTGCTCACTATATTCTAGCTAAAGGCTAATTCACATGACACAAGAAACTCGTCTTATTGCACTGGCTAATGCAATTGGTGCAGACATTAAACTGCTCAAAGCTGCCGATGGTGATCTTACAGCCCTCTCTACAACTGCTAAGAGTTCCTTAGTCGCTGCCATCAATGAAATCTACGGCCTTATGGGTACAGATGGTGCTGTAATTGATGACCTTTCGGGCGATGGAGCTACAGCCGTTACATGGTCAGCCAATAAGATTCATGACTCAATTGAAGCAGCCAAGGCCGCTGTAAAGAGTGAATTGATCGGCGGTGCTTCAGCAGCCTATGACACGTTCGTAGAGCTACAAGGATTGCTTGAGGCAGATGAAACATTAACAGCTTCTCTGTCAGATGCCATTACCAAACGTGTTCGCTTCGATGCTGCACAAACCCTTACAGTAGCTCAGCAACTCCAAGCCTGTACAAACATCGGCATTGGTAATCCAGACACTGACTTCGTAGCGGCATATAACACCGCCAAGGTGTAACCTATGACTTTGACTGAACGTATTACCCTCCTTGCTCAAGCTCTCGGTGCTGATGTCAAGGCAGTCAATGAGTCGGTAGAGGCCCTTACCAAGATAGAACAGCTTACACAAGCAGAATATGACGCCATCGGCACTAAGGATGCTAATACGCTTTATGTGGTGGTGGGATAATGAGCCTACTCAATACAGCCAATAAAGTGTTCGTAGGAAATGCAGCAGTTGATAGGGTGTACTTAGGTAGTAATCTTGTCTGGCAATCTGAAGCTGTTGTTGAGAACCCAAACCTCCTTGTGAATGGTGACTTCAGTGGTGGAACCACAACAGGGTGGACGGTAGCTAACGGAGGTGTTTTGAGTGTAGAGAATGGAGCACTCAAGATGACTAAGACATCTGGTTCCAACTGCTTCTTTTACCAATCTGTTGCTGTTCAAGCTGGAAAGAATTACGAGATAAAGGTTGAAGTGCTAGAATCTGTTGGCAACACAGGGATTAGATTAGGTAATGGTCCTGCTCAGTTAACATACTTGAACTCCGGTGCAGTAGGGCCAAGACAGTTTGTACACACCTATAGTCCAACATCAGATTCGAACTTGTTTTTGTCTGTCGTGTATGTTTCGTCAGTAGTTGGTGAATATGGGCTGTATGACAATATGTCCATAAGAGAAATTTTATAACACAGAGCATTCAAGGAAGAGTGCTTTGAAATATGAAATTTATTTTTAATAATTCTTTGAAAGTGTTGACTTAGAAAATAAAATCGCTTATACTTCATCACATAGCCCAAACAATATTGGAGAGAATAATGAATGAGTATAAGATTGTAATCAGTGGTACAGACCCCTACGGTATTAAGTTTCTGAAGACGGTGGTAGAGTTTGCCAACAAAGGCGCTACGATTGACGAAGCCCATCCTTGGACTTGTAAGTTTCCTGCTAAAGTCTTTATGAATATCAAGACAAAAGAGTATTTGGAGACAGACATTCTAAATGGTATTCAAGTGATGCCAATCTCTATCATCTACACTAAAGAAATGCTAGATGCTTTGGAGTGGACAGAGTTTAAAGATGTTGTCAAGAAACGTGGTGTTGGTGGTCGTGATCGGGCACAAATGGTTCGACAGTATCTTGAAGCCACTCAGCAAGAAGGTCAGGGTGCTTCTGAAGTAGAATAAAAGGTTTTGGTGAAAAACCAACTAGTTTTGGTGATCCGTAAATCCACCGGAAGCAGCTAAGACGGTAATAGGTTGCGGTGGTAGGGCACCTCTTTAATTAGAGGTGTATAGAGATGGCAGCAAAGTTGAAAGATTGCACAGGGACAATTTTAGGATTATTGACAGTAGTTGGCAAGGCCGACCCCGCACAAAATGTCAATGCCAAAACAGCTAAATGGTTAGCTAATTGTATTTGTGGTAAAGATATTATTCTGACCCATCGTCAGGTTATAGGTAAGAAGAAGAATAGCTGTGGTTGCGGCCTACGCTCAGCCAAGTATCAGCCGGGTAATAAGTACGGCCTTCTTACTATAGTGTCGGAAGGTCAGAAAATTAGTTATCCAGATGGGAGTCAAGTTCGACAGGTTTGGTGCCGTTGTGACTGTGGTAATCCTGAAATGACATTGGTCAGGACAAACAATCTTCAATCTGGGAATACTAGTTCTTGTGGTTGTGTCGGGGAAGCCTCCCGTAAAACCCACGGACTGTCCAACAGCAGAACATATCAGATTCACGAGGGTATGCTTCGTAGATGTCGTCCTGATCTTGCTGAAGCATTTCCTTATCATGCTGGAAGAGGGGTAGAAGTTTGTGAAAGGTGGAACCCCCGTTTGGGCGGTTCATTTGAAAACTTCTATGAAGACATGGGGGCAGCCCCGGATGGTATGAGTCTGGACAGAATTGATGTGAATGGCAACTATGAGAAAAATAACTGTCGTTGGGCATCAAACAGTGTTCAAGGTTATAACAAGGGTTTAGACCCAAACAATACTTCTGGTAAATCTGGAGTAAGTTTCTACACTGCCCAAGGTAAGTGGTCTGCCGAAATTCATGTTGAAAATCAGCACATAAGGCTTGGGATGTTTATCAACTTCGAAGATGCTGTTGCAGCAAGGGAGGCAGCAGAGCTTAAGTATTATGGATGGACTAAAGAATGAGTAAAGGCGGAGGGGCTGTCTTAGGCCCCGCTTCAAAGTTTCAAGAAGATTATCTAAACTCCGATGCACGGATTTTAGTTGTGGGTGGTGAATTTGCGCCTCCCTTTAAAACCCCTCTAATTCGGTGAAACCCAAACGTAAAGCCGTGGGCAATACCGAGCGAAGTCACAGAGATGTGAAACGTGTAGAGACTAACGCTGATGAATGTAAGCGAGTAGGTGTCAAGCGACATCGAAACGGGGGGCTACGAAAGTAGAAGATATAGTCCGACACTCAGGGAAACTTGAGAGAAGTGTAGCGAGCTTCATAACATAAAGGCAGCAGGATCATCAAAATCCTACGTGGGGTTGCTTCGCCACCTCCGTTGGGCAACGGACCCAAATTATCGTGGGTTTTGTATTCGTAAGAACTCCACAGCAATTATGAAATCTGGTGGCTTGTTCCAAGAGGCCGTCAAACTCTATTCTCAATATGACCCAAAGCTTAAAGTAAAGTTAAAAGATCAGAAAGTAGTTTTTAGTTCGGGTGCTGAAGTTTCTTTCTCTCATTACGAGAACAGTAACGCAGCCCAGCTTTATCAAGGTCTACAACTTAGTAGCGTCTTTTATGACGAAGCCACTCACGCTAACGAAGAAGATATTTGGTGGCTTGTTTCTCGTCTGCGTACTGACGCAAATATGACGCCATCAATTTGGCTAAGTTGTAACCCCGATCCCGATAGCTTTTTGTTTGATTGGGTAAAATGGTGGCTTTATCCCGAAAATGATGAACGTCACGGACTTCCTGACCCAGAGAAGAATGGTAAAACTCGTTGGATTGTTCGTCGTAATGGAGTTATCAATTGGGGGGACAGCCGAGAGGAAATGATAGAGCGGTACGGTGAGAAGTGTATGCCTCTTGCTTTCCAAGTGCTGCTTGGAACTATCTATGACAACCCAGTCTTGATGGAAAACCAACCCGAATATCTTTCCAACCTTGAAGCTCTACCTGATGTAGAACGTCGCAGACTTCTATTAGGGGATTGGACAGCTCGTGAATCTGGTAGCTCATACTTCGATAGAAAGAATTGCCCAGAGTTAGCAGAATCTCCCCCCACTAAAGAGTTTGAAAAGATCGTAAGAGCTTATGACTTTGCTGGCACATTGCCACATGATAGTAACAGAAGCCCTGACTACTTCGCCTCTGTCAAGATGGGGAAGATGAAGAACGGTCAGTATGTTATCCTTGATGTTGTAAGGACACGTATAACGTTCGGTGACTGGTTGGAGCATATTCTAGAGAATGCAAGACGCGATGGTCCCGGTGTAGATATTGTTCTTGCTGAAGACCCCAACCCCGCATCTAAAGCTTCCACTAAGCTATTAGCACAATCTCTTATTGAGCAAGGCTTTATTACCAAGACTCGTAGAGCTAGTGCAGGAAAGCTTGATGCTTTTAGGCCATTCGCAGCATCCGCAGAGCTTGGTGTTGTGTCAGTGGTGAAGGGTTGTGCAACTGATCTTTGGAACAAGATTGATAATAACAATGAGTTTTTCTACAAAGAGCTAGAAGCTTTTGACGGCACACGTCGAAGCGGTGAATCAGGTCACGATGATATGGTGGATTGCTGCTCACTGGCTTATTTGTTCCTTGCCCAGCGCATAAAAATCCCAAGCTTCTCAACCGGACTACTCTCATCCAACTTAACATATCAAAATCCATTTAGCAACGTTAAAGGAGGCTAATTAATGGCTGTAAATGATGATGCCTCCATTGCTGAGGATGTAGCAGAGTCGGCCATTCCACAAGCCGGAACAAATGAACTCCCAAGCATCTCTTTCAGAGAATCTGGTTATAATGGGCTTACTACTCTCGGTGGTTCTGTCTTTGAAGAATGTAGCCATGAACTAAGATGGCCACAAGCCATCGACACATATAAGAAGATGGCTAAAGACGGAGCTATCGCCCCGGCTCTTGAACTTGTTGAGATGATGATTTCACGAGTGCCTTGGAGTGTCAAGATTCCCGAAGGGTATGAGACTGAACTAAAAGGTAAAGCTCGCTATCTTGAACAAGTGATGGGGGATATGGAACACGACTGGCAGAGCATGATTAAGCAAGCTGCCACCGCTAACCGCTACGGGTTCTCTGTCATTGAGAAAGTTTATGGTTATCGTCGTAAAGCTGATGGTAGTAAATATGATGATGGCTTAGTTCGTATCCGTAAGCTCCCTATTCGCTCTCAAGACACAATTGATGGATGGTACTGGAAGAACAATGGACGTGATCTTGCTGGATTAGTACAACGTGTAATTGTTCCAGATAATGCTACAGACAACACCGGTAGCGGTTGGGACTTTGTAAACACTACAGCCTCTGGCATACAACCGATCCTTAAAAAGATTCCTCGTAAGAAGTTTCTTCTGTTTCGTAACAACCCACTTAAAGATAGCCCAATTGGTATACCAAGCTTACATGGCTGTTGGATGGCTTGGAAGTACAAGACAGCATTTCAAGAGAGTGAAGCAATCAGTGTTGCACAAGATGCTAACGGCTTTAAAGTCTTGTACTTACCGCCGCAGTATATGTCTCCTGAAGCCACTGAGGAAGATCAAGCGGTATTCTCTGAATATCAAAAGATCATGTCCAATATGCATCAAGCCAAGCAGAGCGGAATTATCCTACCTCTGATTACTGATGACACTGGCAACAAGATGTTTGAGTTTGAGATTAAGAGTGTAACAGGTCAGAAGTCGCATGACATTAATGCGATCATCAATCGTTACAATGCTGAGATTCTTACTTGCTTGTTCGCTGACTTCTTGTCTCTTGGTAACGGTGGCTCCGGTTCTTTCAGTCTTGCTGAATCGAAGCTGTCTGTAATTGAGATGGCTATTCAATCAAAGCTTGATGAGATTAAAGCTCAGTTGAATCATGACCTAGTAACTCAGTTGTTCTCGCTCAACGGGTGGGACACAGATGTTATGCCAGAGTTTACTTACGGTAATGTAAGTAAAGAAAGTCTTGATGAGATTAGTAAGTTCATACAACGTACCGCTGCTGTAGCTACATTCCCACGTAATCGTGACACTATCAACTGGGTAATGAAGCAAGCCGATATCCCTTACCGTGTACCAGACACCATGAGTCAAGAAGAACTTGATACTGTTCTCGGGAATCAGACTTCTCGAAGTGGTGATGGGATGACAGAGGGGTTGGGTAATGGCACTGGAAGCTCTAATGGAAGCTCTGGTGATGACTCAGTTTCTAACAATGCTAATGCATCGTCTCAAATAAGCCAGATGGAAATGATTTCACAAGATGACGCATTTACTACAGTAAAGATGCCAAACGGAAGCGTGGTGAAATTACTAAACGAAGACTATGAGGAGTGGGCCAGTGGCACATGAAATCTACAGGTTGAAAGAAAAGCTGTGCAACACTCCACACCTTATTCATCCAACCTCGTTTGAAACAATTATTGATTATGTCGAGAAGCGTTGTGAATCCGGG